TTATTCGATAATCCCAGATGCCACATTTGAATCTCCCTCTTTTCCGTTGCGTTTATTATTCTTATATTTTTTATATGCCTTTACTGCTGCAAAACCAGTTACCCCTAGAACTAGAGGAGTAGCTGCTACAGCAACAATTCCTAAAGCCATCCCTCCTCCAACTACAGCTCCTGTAGCTGCTAATCCACTTGTCATAGCTGTTGCATTTGCTCCCATAACCCCTAATCCAACACCAGCAACTCCTATTCCTGCTCCTGCTGCTCCTGCAATCGCTTCTCCCTTTTCAACTTTCATCTAATCTACTCCTTTATAATCACTTGTTACAATATAATAGTAACGTATTTCAGGTAACATTTACCATGATCTTTTTTTAAAAAGATTCTCCAACCGTTCTAAGTATATCCAAAAATAATGATGACATCTGAATTAAGCAATATCCTAAACCTGCATTCATGATGGTATTCCACGCTTTTTCTGAATTACCAAACATGAAATAAAAGCAAGCACTGTATTCAAAGGATGCCTTAGAGAAAATCATTGAAGCATTTGGAATTAGCGATATAAATGAATTATTTAAAATTGAAACAGGCGACAAATAAATCTGCCTGCTTTCAATTTCTTTTCTTCTGTACATTTTGAGTATTATATTGTAAACTGTTATCACATTTTGGTAACGACTAATCAAACAAGGAGAATAATGGAATGGACTTTCTTGATAAATGGATTTATTATATAGCAAAAATTTTATTGGTTATAGTAGCAATTTGTTTGTGGGTTGGTTTCCTTTGGGAGCCTGCATGGAATGTTTCAGGAATTTTCTTCAGTTTGATGATTTTGGTATTTTCTATTCTTATCATTTTTTCTTGTATAACATATATCGTTGAATTCATAGGAAAACTAAAAAAAAGACCAAGACAACATTAAGTTATCTTGGTCTTTGCTATTTTATAAAAAGTCCAAGTTCAAAATTAATTGAGTACCTGAGCTTATATTTAGTCATGGAATACAAAATGAAGCATGATGACATTCACACATATCTTCAATTCTACATTTCTGTCCGTTAATTGTTGTTGTGTGAAATTAATCAGTTCTTGTTCTTCTACATTAATAATTTTTGATAGAATTTCAGTTGATAACATGTAATTCTTTATCAGATCATTCAATAGTATTGTTACTCTTTCTTTTGCATCAAAACTTTCAAACCCATAATTTAACATAGTTATTTTATTCTCAATTTTTTCAAATTTTTCATTTGAAATATCACCTTTATTATTCATTAAATTTTCCAATTCATTTATAGGTAAATCTAATATTTTTGAAAGTTGCTGGTAATCTAAATTAAATTTTCCAACTAATTCTTGAATATTTTCTTTAAGATAATCAAATTGTGATAAGTTAGTCCCAACAGATATTTCTACACTACTCTTAAATTCTTCCATTATATTACACCTCTTCATTTATTTATGTAATTTATATTTGCTACATCAATATATTATTATATACTATATTTTGTAATTAATACATATTTTACGGAGGTATAAAATGAAAAAACTATTTTCACTAGTTCTAACTTTATTATTATTTATTGGATTTATGCCAACAAATAATGTACAGGCTGAAGAATATTTTGAGGATTATTCTGATGAACTTCTAACATCGGTTAGTATCTCAATTTATGAAGATGCTGAATTCTTAGAGTATGAAGAGGAACCACAGTCTCCAGAGATCGAAAATTCTGAAGAAGCTTTACCAAGTTTTTCTCCATTTCTTGCTAAAAAGAAAGAAATTGCTAAGGTTAATTTTGGCGTTAACAAAAGCAATAAAATAAGTTATAAAGTGGTTATGAGTAAAGGCTATAAATTTAAATCTTTTTCAGGAGCAATAACTACAACGGACATTACAAGTGGGTTATCACAAGGCCGAAAAGAGATTTCTGGTCAAAGTGGGTCAGTTCAAATAGCTAAACTTGATGGTCATTCATTCCGTTCAACATTAACTGGTGCAGTTACTACTTCAACAGATTATGGTTACAATCTCGGTGGAGCTAGCATTATGTGGACATATAAGAAATAATAATTAAACAAAAGGTCTGAGTGTTTAATAGCTCAGACCTTTTTTCTATTTGCTTGGATATTCAGATGATAATTTTCAATCCTCATCAACAGCTTACTTAGTTTATCATTTCATCACATACAATTTTGTTATTTTACTCTTGTTGTTATAGACTAATTTCAATCCTAATAGCTCGGCTAGTTCACGTACTTGAACATGTGTCCTACCATCTATAATCACAGCAGGGATGGTCTTAACATCATTAAGCATAACTTTCGCTTCTGTAATTTGCGCCTCTTTTACTTCCCCTAAACCATTTTTAATGTCTAGCTTGAATTGTGCCTCCGAAATTCCCATGCTTTCTAAATACGAATATGGATCTCTATGGTTTGTACCTTTTAAATTATCTGAGATCCAACGATGCGACTTAATACCGTTTCCTGCCCCATCTAATACAACAGGTATTCCAGCCTCTTTTGCAAGCTCTCTCAAAAGCCAAATATAAGCAGCATAGTCCTTCTTGAATTGCTCTTTATTATCAGTTCTAGCCAATTCTACTTGTGCGTAGCTAAGTGGATTACCTTTCGGGCCACAGCCATACTGCAACTTTCCGACTGGCGCAATTTGTATGATACGACCTCCACCGCCTACCCAGTGAGACGTAAATGCATTTGCTTTATTACGGTTCATGTAGGCAATTTCATTTTCTAAAGCATTTGGACCTGTATTATTACCATTACCTGATTCATGGGCAATGACATACTTTGCGGCTGTTAAAGGCTGATTAGGTAGCCCTGACATTAAACGTTTTTCAACTGTGTATTTCATTATTCATCACCCTTTGACTTGTCATATTTCAAAGCTCTCTCACTATCATTCATACCCGGTGTTGTTGGATCACTCACTACACCAAATAAAACTAGCAAAGCGAGTAAAGTGTTAAAAATATCCGTTACTCGCTCATTGTAAATCGTTGTATCGTACCCAAAAATCGCCCCAGTTTGTTGAATTAATAATAGTAACAATGAAAATGTTCCCACCAAGAATGGCTTATGGTGTAGGCGTACTCTCCAGTTAATCTTCATCTGTAATTCCCTCCATTTTGTTTAATCGTTTATGAGCTGATTTTGCAGATTCCTCTACACGTGTAACACGTTGCATAACATCTTGTACCTTTTCATCGTTTGCTTTCATATCCAAACGAATATCTTTCATATCCAATTGAATGTCACTTACACCCTTACTGATGTAATGTAACTGTGCACTGACTTCTGCTGATTGTCTTCCTTCATCTTTAATGTTTTTTGTTTTATTGAGTTGATAGCCTTGTATCGCTACAATTAGCGATAAAATCGTTAAGACAACACCTAATTCTACTGTCAATTATCATCACCAATCCTTTACCTTTTTTAGTTGCCACAAGAGTTTAAGCTTTAATTCACTCTCCATCCCGCCCCTATTACTCAGGTAGCGCATAATAAAAACACCTTCGTAAACGAAAGTGTTTAAAAGTATCTATATAAACATAACCATAACGCTTTTTATGTCATGATTATGGAAAGTTGTTGCATTACTCATTGCTAAGATTTTTGTTCCTTCTGTAATTTTTTCGCTTCTTGACGTTGTTCCTTTTCAACTGCTTTTAAATACTTTTCATAATCCTCTAGCATAATTATTGCTTTGTCCAGATTATCTTTATCTAAAACAGCTTTGTCTAAATCTTTTATAATATCTTCTTCAGACTTATTAGGGTTGTCACCTTGAGCACGCGCAATTCTTGTCATATCTCGGAGAGCAGAATTAATTGTATCAATGTGATCTTTTTTCACTTCTTTCGAGAAAGATTGACCGTCTGCATCTTTTAAGCGATCATACATCATTGCATCACGTAATTTTCTCAAAGTTTTCATATCATCTTGTACTTTTCGGTATAGCTTTAAATCTTCAGGCGGCGAATATCTAATACCATTTGAAGCAAAGTCCCTTTCTTTTTCATCTAGTTCTTCATAAAACTGAGTAATGGAATTTGTCCCACCATCATTGATGCTAGAGGTGAAGTACCTTTCTGTATAACTCCTTTTCAAACCCTTTGTATCTGGTTTTTCAACTACTCCTGAAGTAATTAGTAATTGATCTAGTCCATACAAATAACCTTGCCCCATTTGTCCAAATTGCGCTTTAAATGTTTCTTCAAGTGTCATTGGTGACTTATTTAATTTCTTTCCTAAGTACTTCATTATTTCGGAGGTGTTTTCTGTATATTGGTCAGGTTTTTGTAATTTTTGCAACGACATAGGGACAAATTCTCTTTTGAAGTTTGCATTTTTTTCAAACACATACGAATACCATACCGTTGCAAGTGTTGGTAAAAAACTCGGCGTCATAGTAGAAAGAGCATTCCCATAAATTTTGTCCCAACTTTGTTTATCTTCCTCTCTTGACGAATCTAAAAATTCCCCAAATAGTTTCTCAGGAATCGTTTTGAATAACACTCCTAATTCAAATGGTATCGGTATTTTCACAAATTCCCCTCCACCCATAGGTATCATCCAATTCATATCCTTTTCCCAAGAATCTAATTCTTGATACTCTTCGTCATCACGGTTCATCGCATACAATAACAATGTAGGTAATGTTACTAGTGTCAACGCACGAATCGATGTTCGTGTAGGATGTTTAGCAAATGTTCTCGCTATATTATCTGGACCTTGCAGAGATACGTTAAAGAATAATGTTATTTTATTAAATTCCCGTACCGCACTTCCAAAGCGTTTATAGTCCACATCCGCTTCACGTGAAGCTAGTGCAGCTTTTTGTTTACTACCCGTTTGCTTCTTTACCACTTGGTACTCTGCCAACTTCAATGCTTGGTCTAACGTATCATTAAAAGTTTGCAATACTTTAAATGGAAAACTGACTGTAGATTTCGCTATATACCAATTTAAAACCTTCCGTTCTTTCCATGTTCCTTGCCTCATGCTACGAAGATAGTGTCTAGCTTTTCTATTTAATGCGATTTTATCTAGCTCTTTGCTTAAATACTGTTGTTCTACCGATATAAAGGTAGATTGAGCACCACCAGATTTCCACCATTCAGAAACCGCCTTACTCTCTGGGATTTTTGAGTTTACATCTGAAAATACTGATTTCAAAACAGACCCCCACGCTTTTGCTACACGTGCTGGGTGAGTAACATAATTGATTCCCGTTGCCTCTGTCTTAACTAAAATTTGAGCCAAAGAACGCCAAAATGTCCGTACAGTAAAATACGGACTCGCTGTAATACCTGAACGAATGAGGTTATTTGATTTTTCAAATGGTTTGAAGAAAATTCCGAATGCTTCTGTAACAGCACGGTTGTCGTAGGCAATTAAAGCATTATAAAGTAAATCATCATGGACTTTATAAAGTCTCGGTTTTCCCTCTTTCCAAACTAATATTTCGTTATTAGCCCCACTAGGCTTGAACATGGGTTCAAACACTTTGAACGTTTGTTCCATATCCATATCTTCTAACATGTCCGCTTCTAGACCAGCATCTAAAAGCGACTTTTGAATTTGTTTTATCTGTCCCTCATAAAGTTTCATTTTACTTGGAATTTCCTCGATAATATCTCTAGTTACTTCCGCCGCAAACTCACTATCAGGATCTGCTAACTCTGCCATTGCATGACCAACAGCATTTCGATCAGCTAAACCAAAATAAAGATGTGTGTTACGTATAATGCTTTCGATTGGATTTATGATATTCCTCGCAGACCCTGCCTCAGTCATTCGTTTTATACCTTGTTGTTGATTCGAAAATTGTTGGCTACTTCCTCCACCTGAACCACCCTTACCTTTTTCTCCTGTTTCAGTCATTACACGATAAAACGGCACATAGTATGGATAGGCTTCTTTCAACTTACCTGGTAATTCCGCTGGTATTAAGTTGCCGTCTACCAACACTTGCAATAATTCATGTTGATACTGATAAATTCTTTCGGCATGTTCTTCGTATCGACTGCCAGCCTCTAAATATTGCTTCATTAAGTCTGGACTTAATGGTGTTTTGGTTTTCCCTTTCTTCTCAATCAAATACAATCCATGTCTCGCCACGAGGTAACGACCAAATGATTCAACATCGTCAACATCCTTCAAAATACTCTCTAACGACTCACCTGTACGTTCGCCAGTTACGCTATTATACGTTTCTCTTTTAATAAATGTTGCTGCTCTTGCTACAGTACCACGTGTCAATACAGCCATTTCATATGCATTGTTACGTCCTTCAAATTTTAGTCCTGTTTCCTTTTCTATTTGCTTTAAAGCATTATAAATTGGATGCTCTTTTTCAAATACTCTGGCGTACCATTTGGTAATGAATTGTTTAGGTGTTAATCGTTTGTTCTTCCCGTCCCCAATGGACGATACTACACCTCTTAATTCTTGTTCAGCATCACGATTCATCCAGTCCATCATCTTAGCTTGTAGACTTTCTAATGGTTTTGACCATTTACTTTTTTCCAGTCCTTCTGCAACTTTTTGATGAAGTTGGTCGCTCAATTCCTGATAATCTACATTCGCTTCCGTTTCAGCATATAGATATTGTCGGAAGTATTCCGCAACACCTTCTTTAGCCTTTTGCAAAGGTGTCATAGATTCAGGAAGTTCTAAATTGGCTTCAGCAAAATTAATCCATTCTTGCTTTAATTCAGGGTCGCTTGACCATCCATGACGAATATCAAATCGGTGTCCCAATTCATGGGCTATAACTTCGAAATCTCCATAATCTTTTGTACGGATAATAGAAAATTTATTTTTATAAATACCCTTTGCTTTTTGACGGAACTGCCCAACATCTAAACGTACTTGGAATTTATCTTTAATGTATTTAAGAATATCAACTCGTGTAGTTTCCCCTTGTGTTACTTGATCTTCTTTTCTTTTCCCTTGCCTTGCGTTAACGAATGTTTCTGTATTTGAACTTTGTGCGCTTCGTCCACTCAATTTATTATTTCTTTCACTACTTCTGGTCTCGTCACCAAATAAATCGGTTTGTACATCGTCCGTATCAGCACTCACCTTCTTTACGGCAGCTTCAAATAATCCTTCTTTAGTAGGTGCATTCTTTTCAAATAAACTAATTTGATTAGGATTTCCCGAATTTCTCAACACATCTGCATATGCTTCTAACAAACTCTTATATGCCTTTGTGCTTTTTCTTGCTTTCCCTTCTAGTACAACTCCTTTATCAAAAAGTTGTAACAACTCTTTCGACACATTCGATAAACCATCATCAAATAAAGAAGCTTGATTTAAAAAGGTTTCGACTGTTACACCTTCTTTTCGTAACTCGGAAAATTTTTCTACAGCAGCTACGAAATCGGGTGATACATCTTCATTGAAATAAGTACCAGCATCTATATTTTCTTTTACATTAGCAATGGTTGGAGCTGCTTGTAACATGGCATTCGTTAATGTTTTAACATTGTTATCATTAGATTCAATCATTAGTAACAAGGCATCGTTATTACCATAAGCTTTCGCAAGAATTGCATTTTGAACTCGTCTTAAACCATCTTGGCTAAGATTACCGTCAGCAGTCATTAATGAACCTCGCTCGTTTTGTGGTACTACAGATTGAATGAATTGCGATATAAATGCTCTATTACTTCCTACATTCAAATCACCATTTTCCGAAGGACTGAACAAGTACATAACTTTATTAGTTAGTTTTTTTGCATCTGAGACAGCTTGTTCAGTTGCGCTCATAACCGCAACATTCGAAACATTTGCTTCTTCAACAAACGTTTGGCGATTTACCTCATTTGTACGCACACGCACCAGAACGGGTTGTTCCATTTGTTCAATTGAAGCCTTGTCTAAACCATATTTTTCTGCATGGCTTTCTAGATAAGACTTGTAATCATTTGCCGTATCATAGTTCTCTTGATACATCTTTTGCATCGCTATTGCACGACCATTACCACTTTCAACCGTGTAGTCCTCGGATACAATCGGTGCACCATCTGAAGCCTTAGCCGACTCTACTACTAATTCAGGATTTAACTTTTGTGCCATCGTTGTTACTTGTTGTTTTGACGCTTGGCGACTCCTGTCTCTTGGTTGCAACTCAGCAGGATAATCAGGATTTGTACGTAGAGCCGTATCATGTGAAGCTATTAATTGTTTTGCATCTATAACCTCATAACGGAATTTAATCTCTGTACCCGCTTCCGTATACGCCTTACCAGATTCACCGACCACTTTAGATTGCGATACCTCTTGTGTATTTACTTTCTCTCGTTCATTTCGATTTTCAACTAAAGTCTCGGCTTTTTCTTGATTTTCCTCAACTTCACTCGAAATAATGTTTTCTCCATCCTTCTGTACAGTCGATTCATTGCCTTGTGGTGAATGTACTTCTTTGCTGCGATAACCGAATGTTTCCTCAACTACTTCATCAAATACTTTTAACCAATCTGCATTTTCTTGGTAGTATTCATCATTCCGCAATTCACTAACAGCTTCTTCTACAGTTATACCATCTGATTCAATCATCTCATTTACAGAATCAACTAGGTCTTTTTTGAAATTAGGAGGTAATTGAATGTCCCCCACCATTTCTTTATCCATAGGTTGTTGAGACTCATACTTGTCGTTATCTAATTCGTCACCATATTCAATTTCTTCAATCGGATCAGCCAACACATTCGCTTCACTTCTTCGCATGTTCACTTGTTCAACAGAGGCACGTGCAACCTTTATAGTACGGCCATTCGGAGTTTCCACTTGAATGTGTTTTCCTCCATCATCTTCTACTACAGTGTAAGTAGTGTCTGCTCGTGTACCTTTTAACTTTATTTCATCTCCTGCTTCTAGACTTTCAAACAGCTCTCTTGGTTGTTTAGAAGCACTTTCCTTCACCTGAATACCACCTTGTTCTTGTACAAGATTATTAACAGGACTAGCCATCTCAGGTATGTTAACATTCAAATTTTCACTTAGCTCTTGTTGTGGTCTTGGCTGAATCTGCTCATTTTTCAATGGAGAATTCATAGTAGCTGCAACATCTTGTGTAAGCCCTGCCTGATTACTTAATTGAGGTTGTCCCAAAGCTTGTTGCAACAACTGCAAGGGTGATGCCACTTGTTCATTACTAATAGTCGGCTGTTGTAACGATGCTTGCCTTACACCGGGCAATTCAATTGATTGCCCTTTTTCAGCTATTGCAAGGGGATTAAATTTATAGCTCGGTGAATTGTCATCGAATGTATATTCTAGTGTATTTCTTTGCTTTTGTTCTTTTAAATTACGTTCCATAGCTGACACACCATTTAAAGCACCAGATTGACGTTCCAGTTCCTTATCAATCATATACTCTCGTGCGCTCTGTCCCGTCGATTCCTGAACATCTTCATACTTGCTAGCCATTTCTTCTAAAGCTTCTAATTGCGCTTCTTTAAATGATTTTCCACCTTGCCTTGCTGAATCTACTAGTTCGTCAAACTCCGTTCTACGTTCTTGCGATAAGGAGTTAATAGTCCGTTGGGTAATATCATCTAACGAGCTACTATTAGGCGAATTACTTTGGGTTTCTGATGGATAACTTGCTCCTTTTACACTTTCTGAATGTAATAACGACATACCACCTGTACCTACTCCACCAAGTAAACCACCTATTACCATAGCTTCAACTGTGTTAGGGTCAGTCCACTTAAATTCATCTCCCAATGCTTCTGCTGAGATTTTATTTTGGAGTCCTTCTTGAACACCTTCAGTCAATGCTCCCCCTGCTGTAGTTGCACCTAATTGCCCAACACGCCCAAGTCCTACCTTAGAAAGCCCTTTCGTTAAAGGAGTCATAGCAAGCGTTAGTTCAAGTGCACTCGTACTACCCGTTAAAGCTAAATTCTTTTTGAATGTCTCATCTGCCGCTTCCTTTGCCGCCTTTTCATCCATCCCACGATTTTTAGCTTCTTCATAGACAGAACCTGCTTCCATTGCACTTTCTAACGTCGTCATTGCTGCTGTACCACCAGCAACCCCAGCAATTGTTCTAGCAAGCGTAGGTAATTTCGTTAAAGCTGTAGCTCCTTTAATACCTATACCAACACCACCACCAAGCAACATTGTTCCTAACTGTGGTAACTGTCTAGTTACATTTGTTGCGTAGTATTCTGGGTCAAGCAAGTTACTCCATGTAAATTCCTTGCCATTCTTATACGCTTCTCCATATCCTTCTGCTATATTTTTACCAAAGTCAGAAACCCCTTTACCAACTGTATCCATGCCCAAATAATCTAAAGCACCACCTATTTGACCGATAAAATCGCCTGTACCAGCCCGTAAATTTGTTCCTATTTTCGCTGTAAGAGTTTCGTTTTTATTATCATGAACAAGAGCGCCTCCCAACATAGAATCACTAGGAAATTTTTCTGTTGTATCTTTCTTTGCCGCATTCCACCCATCAACCATACTTTCCCAAAATGTTTTCTTTTTTTCTTTTTTGTCGGTTTTATCGGCTGACTTTTGAGAGACTGATTGTTCTTGTTGAGATGAACTTTTTTTATTGTCCTCTAACAACGCTTTCGTGTTTGCTGCTCGACCTTGTTCTCCTGCTGTTTTTTGCATTGCTTTCGCTAATTGTTTAGCCGCATGATTTTCATAAGTAGCATCACCTAATCCCTTCGAAATCAATTGCGCCTTAGAACGAGTGCTATTAAACTCTTCCACCGAAGGCATAGTAGGTGTTGCCTTCAAACGTTGTCGGTCACGTTTTTTCCATTCTTCATAACTAAACGCCATCCCTATTCCTCCTTCAAAAGAAAAAACGCTAGCAATCTGCTAACGTTTTAACATAGATAAAGCATCGTTTAACTCCTTTTTAAAGCGATTCAATACACTGTTTTTTATATTTTGTGGTGAAGATTTGAAATAAACATTCACTTTCATACGTTCATTGTAGACTCGCTTCAAAACGTTTTCCCAAGACATACCACTTTTAACCCCTGCATTTTTGAAAATTGTAAACGCCCCACCAGCACCATGTTGTACACCTATTGACCAAATCATATCTTGTATAGCTGCTGGAACTTTACTAGGGTCTATACCTGTAGCTTTTTGGAATCTAGAAGCAGCAGGGTCATAGTGGGTTTGTTTTGCGTAATCATGTTGCGCCGCTTGGAATTTTTCAGGATTTTTAGATGCCTCAGCTTTCCAAGCTTTATCAAATGCTGCCGTACCCGCTTTCAACCCTTTTAACGCACCGCCATATTGATTAGCAAATTTTTGAGCATGTCCACTAGCAGTTGTTAACTGATATGTTCCATATGAAGCTCCACCTATATCACCTTTTGTATGTGCTACAGTACCCGGATTTCCACTAGATTCATACTTTGCTGAAAGCGAACCTAAACCACTATGAGAGCCTCCACTCGAAGTGGAGGACTGCTTAGGGAGTACCGTAAACAGACTTACTTGAACCAGAAGTAGTGGCAGCATCTTTGATTCCCGGGAATTTATATTCCAACGAATCTAATACCGATTTCACATTGACACCATTTTGCGACCATGTAGAAGCTGATTCAGCAATAAAGGCTATCGCCTCACCTATATTTTTAGCTTTTAACGCTTCACCAATGGCTGCATTGGTGTTTTGTTCTGCTGTCTTAGCATTAATTTCGAGGTCTGCTAATTGTTGCTTGTACTGTACTTCTGATTGTGTAGCAAAGCGATCAATCTCAATGCGAGCTGCATCTAAATCTAAACCTCTAGATTTTAAATCCGCTTCTATCATTGCTTGCTGTTCCTCAAAATTCATTTTTCTATCAAATGAATTTTCTTCAAAATCCATTTTGCGACCAAACGAATCTCGTTCAAATGCTAATTGATCTTTCTTCAATCCTAGCTCACTATTAAATTGACGTGCAGCTTCAGTTTGTGTACTCATTCGACTTGCATTAGCAGCCGCTTGTTGTGCAGTTACATTCGCACCAAACAATGCATCTGCATTAATGCCCATGGAACTTAATTGAGAACGAAGTTGTTGCGCTCTAGTCGAGTTGCCTAGTTTCTCACTTTTAGTAATGCCACCTTTTTCATTTTCTTGTTTTAGGCGTAACAACTCATTTACTAAAGATTGAGCACCAGTTGGTGTATAACTACCTGTCATTTCCCCAACCGCAAGAGCATTATTGGCTTTCATCTTCTGATTTTCCATAGTATTCATCCCTGCACCACCAAGACTATTTAAGGCATTCATCGCTTGGCGGTACGAAGAATCAGCACCAAGCATGCTGACATCGACACCTTGCGAAACTAATAATTGACGAGCTGTATTTGCGTCTGCATTCGCTTTTTTACGCTGTTCTAATGATGCACTTGGATTCTCTGCTATCTGTTTGGCATTTAATATTGCTTGCACCGCATCTTGTGTTCCCTGAGTTAAATATTTACCTGTAACCGCCGCTTCATCTAAAGCAAATTGCTTATCGTAACGACGTTTATCTTCATCAAAACCTTTGTCATATCGAAGATTATCTTCAGCAAAAGTTTGTTGGAATTGACCAGCTCCGATTACTGAATTTAATAGATTCTGTAATGATGCTGCGCTTTGTGACTGCTTGTTGTTAAAGTTTGCAGCAAGCCCCGGTATGGATGCTAACACTGCATCTGAAGCACCTTGTTTTATTTGCCCTAAACGGTCTGTAGTTACAGCACTATTTAAGATACCTCGTTCATTGAGCAATTCCATGGCTTGCAACCCTGCGGCATCCGCTTGTTTCTGACTTAATTCCACCATAGATTTATAAACAGGGTCTTGGGAAGGGTCATAGTATTGTGAACCACTGGTAGCCCCTGATAATGCTTTCTGTATCATATCTGTTGTCATCCCTAGATAATCTGGTACAGTTTGCTTAGACTGCCATCGTTCATCGACACTTGGGGTATTTGTGACCGATTGGACACTTTGATTATTTTGATTAGGTAGTTTGTTATTAATGGCATTTTGATTATTCGATGCTAATCCGCCATTCGTCATATTCGTTCCCTGATTTGCTTTCGCCTTAGAATCTTTAAGCCTTTGTGCTGCTTCTTTTAATTTTTGTTGCATTAGGTCTGCGCTACCATTTACCACTACACTCACCAACCTTCCAAATCCGTCTTGTAAAATAAAAAATAACGCTAAGCATCCGCTTGCGTTTCATCTCCACCAACACTATGTGATTTTTCATCTTCATTATCATCACTTTCGGTAATCCTATCACTAAATTCAGCATATTGATAACAACCACGATTAATTAATATTTCATCACCAACAAGAGCAAAAGCTTTTTTATTAATATCGTTTGTTAACGAGTCTAAAATTGCATCTGATTGGGCTGAAGTAAAAAAAGATATATCCGTAACAGCATCCCTAACTACCACTTTTAGGTTACGATTATCCGCCTCAGCAATTGCCTCTTTTTTCACAACCGCAGCAATTAAGTTTTTAACCATACTCTTTTTACCGATTCTAACAGCAAAAGATTCTGGTTTATTAATTATGATTTCTAGTGATTTTAAGTTTACTCCTGAAACTCTTACTGGAACACTACCGTTAAGCATTAGAATAATATATTCATCCATAAAAAACGCTCCTTTTAAGTTAATTTAACTGAACCTACTGTACTACCATAGACTTTTACATATAAATAACCGCCAGAAACGGAGATCCCAATACCAGAAGATTCGGCTCTAACGACACCTACCAAATTAGTAGTTGAAGGTACGTTCAACGTGCCGTAAATCGTGTTATAACCATTTAAGGTACTATTAACACTATCAAAGTTTAGATAAGGCGCTGAAAAAGTCATTTGCTCGCCATTGTAGTAGATTCCGTTACCACCGCCAAAGTTAACTGATTTACCACCCCAACCAGATGTGCCTAAGTACAAGTTATTACCTATATACGCATCCCTATTTACTCGAATATCAGTAGAACCTTCAATACTACCGTTTATCATTACAGCACCATAGAGGTCAATATTTTGCGCTTGAATTTTAACGCTAGTTGCCGTCTGATTAATCAATGATGCGATAGTGTTGCCATTATAATCCGTTTGCGACACCTTTTGACTTATCTGCCAAGACTGCTGACTTATTGTAGATTCTGCGCTAGTAACCCGTGTGCCCAAATTGGATATTGATGTCGATTGAGACGATACAGTAGCCTTTATTTCATCCGCTTTTTGGTTCACCATTGAAACGTTATAATTGGTTGTCGCTATATTTCCGTTAATGGTTGTAACTTCCGCTTCAACCTCACTCCTAATGCTGTTCGCTGTTTGAGTGATTTTAGATGACAAGTTATTTTCTAAATCGACTACACTGGTCTTAATCTGGTTTGATTCAATTGTCAAAGTTGCTATCTCACCATTTATTGCTTCTACACTCGCTGTGATCCTATCGTTCGTTACCTCAAAAAGCGCACGAGTATCATAACCTTCTTCAAATTCTGTGTCTGAACCAACCCTTAGATGTTTTGCCAAAATTCTCCCCGCATTAATCACTTCTGCGTTAAGTTCTTTTACATTTGTAGTATCTAAGGATTGTAACAGCCATTGCAATTCTTTCCTTTGCTTTTCTAAAGAATCCAGTATTTCCTCAGAGTTTGTACCAATAACAGGGGAAAAATTAGGAACAGGCATATTATCCCCCTCCTATTCCAAAACGGAACATTTTCGATTGTCGAGCTATTTCATGAATGACCACTTGTCCTTGCCCCTCAATCTTTATTCGCATCCAATTCGCATAAAAACTCTTGTCAACAGGAATATAAATCGGCATAGCTACAATGGCCGTATCAGCATTTATTGTTTTAACCAATGACCAATCCGCATCGCCTTGTTGTTGGTTAGAAATATAAATATTCATAGTTGCTCCTATCGGCACATCCGCAACAATCCACAAGCGATACAACCGAGCATGAGCAGCTAATGAGCCATATGAGAAGGGCTTTGTCTCTAGCATGTACGGTGTTGCAATTCCATCATCATCCGTACCGCCCATTTGCAATACCGCATCTTTCACACCAATACACATCTTCTCCTGTTTTCTGCCATAAACCGTCGGAACATCCCCCACATCCCAAACATTCCATATGTCATATGCAGGATCATATTCCAGCGTTATGCTCGGTTCTGTTGCGTTATCTAACGGTAGACTGATGTAATATCGCTCTCCATCTGTTCCAGCAGCTACAGCAGACCAAGCATTTTTATTTATACGATTTACGATTTCTTGCACTTTTAGGGAAAAATCTTTTTTCGGTATTGCCCCTCCTGCATAACGATAAATACCGTCATGTGAAAGGAAAAACAATATTCCTCCTACCATGACGGCACTTTGATGACTTACGCATCCGATTTCTTCAGTTATAAGTTGCAACCTAAAATTAATTGGTCCTGTTCCGTATAGTTCATGCATGGAGTGCGGTAAAAATACAACGATTTTCCCCGTCCCTCCTACCACACAACTTATATTCTCCCCACCCTTGTTTTCAATTACAATTTGTCCTGACTGGTCAACTGTATTCCAATCCGTGGGTTTTCTCAAAGCTGAGTAATGCAATTCATTCCTTACCGCTCCATATAAACGGTTCTCATGACTTGTCACAAAATTTAAGCCCGTTGGTGCATTTTCTAAATCCGTTATCATTGCGCCATCGTACACTTTAACTGCATCTACACCATTAGATGCAATCAATGCCACATCTGAAAAATTCCCCTTAAAGTTAGTAAAACTCCATTTCGCACTACTGTTTAGCCCCGATGCTAAATCACTCCAAGACGATTCATTCCACCACTTCCAGACACCGCCTGATATTACATTCAATTGATTTTCTTTATACAAACCAATTCCTGTCACTGGTGCAGACAAATTCCCTAGTTTAATAAAACCCGAACGGACTTTAGCGGCTGGAACACCTTTGGTACTAATATTTTTATTTTTCACCATGATGTTATCATTCAAAGAAAAGGCATCTCCCGAACTAACGCCCCCAAATTGACGAATGATTTCAGGCGATTGAATACCTTGTATCTCTCCCCACAATCGTTGAGGATTAACCATTTACACCGCCCCCTGTAACTTCAGAACGATTTTTGTATCTTTCCTGCGCTAAACTTAATTGTCCTCGATAGTCATTAGCATAGTTATTAGCTAACGGCACATCATTCATCGCCTTAGCAATGCGCTCACACAAAGCTAATATATATGCCCAATGAAATTCTATTGGAGCATCTGGCTTTGCTGATAAATCACTTGTTAAATATGTTGACTCAGTTTTTTTACGGTAACTAATGATTGCCTCAGCATTTACAGTTGGTCTCGGAAATAACGTTAATTGTTGCGTGTCGTCATCCAAGTTCCAATAATTACGACCTGGTTGTACTTTCTCGTATTGGATTGATTCGTACATCACCGATTGATTACGAACATTTTCTATAGCGTGGCTACGTATTGTAGCTGGTAATGAATACGTGTCTATTCCTCCTATAATCATGAAACGAAACACTTTAGGAATACGAACAATTTCAAAAAATTCTACATTGATCTCGTTCAGCCATGAAATTTTTTGTGCAATATCAAAAGGATTAGGTACACGCACATCCGCTTCTTTAATAATTTGTTGCAAGGTGAACACCATCACACCCCCATTCTTTTATGCATTTGTAATCAATCGCCCTGTTGTAGTTACATTAAGTAACCATGCGTAAATACTACGTTTGAAAGCCATGCATAAAATATTGTATAAACACCACTTCCGACGACATTACAAAACGTTGATTTAACAGCTTTTCAATAGTTGTTTTAGTTTACATAATTGTACTTTCGGGAAGCTAGAACGAATAAGTATTCATTCAATATTCACTTTATCAATTCAATCGCCTCTAAATAGGTAAAATAAAAAGCATCCTTCAATTTAGGACACCTGACTTGTCAAACTATACACCTTCAGTATTTGCTAGGATATAATCCTCAACTGCAACACGATACTCTTCGTTTGTAACATCGTCAATGACATAGACTTGACTTGTTTTTGGATTTAAACCACCTGAAATAATTCGTTCTGCTGCAATTCGTACTACAACTTGATTAATTCTATTCATTATAAAATTCCTCCTACTTCACTGTCTGTTTTTAATAATAAAATATCATCTTCTAATTCTTTGATACGCAACTGCTCTTCTGTTGATTCTGCAACTGGATAAAATTCAAAAATAGGTTCTTTTGTTTCTCGATTTATTGAAGATATGAAACATTTCATTGAGTCATATGATTTAACCTCCAAATCTACATACATAATTTCACCTTCGATTTCTTGATGTTCCATAGGCTCTGATGATCCCCATACTTCACCTGTTTCCCATAATTTCATTCCAGTCGCAGAGTCATAAAAAATACGATTACCACGATTGTACATAATTTTCCTCCTCTACTTCTGTTAATACCTCAATTGCATAGGCTCTAAGGTTGTGGAAGTCGGGTACATCTTCTACCGTTTTCTCACCTAATTTTATTAGCAACACATAGTCTTTAACTATTTGACTCTCTTTTGTAAACATGTCATTTCACCCCTGTAAGTGCAATTATATGTTCCATCATTTGTGTATTACTTCTAGCCAGTTCCAATCTCAAGTTTTCTACATCTGTCAATTTGGGTTTATCGAACACTTGCCCTTCGTCTAGTGTAAAATGACTAAAATCCGATATACCTCTGAGTGAGAAAACTTCATTGCCATCGTTGTAGCCGATGATGCTATCTTTAGTTTTGACAATTTCCTCAGCTTGGAAAGTTTCATTTGCGTAATGCAATGTTTTCATGAGCAAATCAGCACTCCTTTATTAATCAATTTGGATTCATTCCTCCTATGACCTAATTAAACCACCAGAACTTGCGTTTTCTAAATTTGTACCAGATGGTTGTGTACTATATTTTACGATTGTTCCGCCTGTGGTAGCTGTCAATACGCTTATGTTACCTGTGCCTGTATTCCCATAAGAAAACACCGACCCTATATACTCACAAACTATAGCATGAGACCTATTACTTATCACTGATGAACTAATGTAAACTTTACTACTAGAACAAACTACACCGTTTTGTCCTGTTCCTCCTGCGTTAAAGTCGCAAACACTAACGTCCACTAATTGGGAATCAGCCGCAACAATACCTGCTACGCCTGCATTGTTAAAGTGGAATCCTCTTATATTAACCTTTGCTGAACAACCTCTCACTTGAAAGCCCCTAACTTTGTATAAAAGTGCATCATTTGTTGAATTTGCACCGTTTATATTAAGTGCACCTGAGCCTGTAAATCCGTTTACTATTACAGTTTCCTCATATGTGCCTTGAAAGACAGTAACAGTGTTATTGATATTACTATATTTAGGCAAAGCATTAACAGCCGCCTGTATAGTCTTAAATGCTCTGCTTGAGTCACTGAGTGCGGCAGTAAAGTCGTTGCCATTAGGTGACACATAAGCAGTGTAGCCTCTATCAGATTCTACTAATGCTGTCTTTGCTCTTTCGAAGATCGATTTTTGTCTAGGTAATGACCACGGTGTAGTATAAGTAGTATCATTGTGCAAAAGCTCAACGCTCTCCAGTATTTCTTTTGCTTTACCATTTGCTGTAAACAGTTCTATCTCAATATTCAGCTCATTAGGTGTTAAGATTTTGACAAATGACATATAAGGTCTAAGGTTAAATGGGTCAGTCGGAGTGACACCAATACTACCACTACAATAAAATTGACTTGCAAAACCATCTGATGTCCTTAATACTCCATTGTCAGTATTGGTTGCAAAAGGTGAAGTATCAGTATTGAACTGGCGTATTGTGGTCATTGACTCAAAACTACCGAATAGTTTGCCACCTGTACCTTTAGGTGTAGTTGCTCTAACCCTAAACTCTCCTTCAATCTCTAATCTATCATGATTAAAAATTATATATAATATTTCTGGTAAGGTGTTATTTTTCCATTCATTGTAAGGCTCAAAGCGTCTGATAGCATGATTTTCATTAATTACCTCGATGCCATAAGGCTTTATTGCACTACCGCCCGATTCCCTAGCACCCAACCACACGTCATTCAAATTGTACCGTGTAAAACGTTTTGTTTCTGTATCTGATGCAATGATAATATCTTGGAATGCGTGTAAACGGTTCTTATCAATACGTGTGATTACAAATAATCTAGTGAATGTTGTATCTACGTTTAATGCTGTTTGCCATGATGCAATATTAGGTGATGTATTAGCAAAAAATGATTCTCCTAATGGATAATCAACAGGTAAGTTAGTTGCTTCAAGGGGATCTATGTTTTTATATAAACCACCCTGTTCAATCATTTCTTGCAATTCAGGATTCATATTCCCGATCGCTAACTGACTGCCCTCGTATGCCATGTGTGTACCCTCCTTATTTTCCGTATGCTACCCACTTACATGATTTACTACTAGCTAACATTGGCATATCTGCAACCCATCTATCAGGTGTAGAAACAGAAATGTGAGTTCTTAAATTATAAGTAGATGCCCCTGCTCCCCCAATACCATGATTATATTGTGAAACCTTAGTTCCATTTATTACATAATAATCATCAATTTCTGCCGTAAATTCTGCAACATTCACAACATTACCAACAAGATATGTTACTCTTACTAATGCAGGATTAAAAGGTATATCTAAACTCACATAATACATTAAAACTGAGTTACTGCCATCAGCATACGTAAAACTTTTGGAACTAGAATTAGAAATGACAGTACCACTAGCAAAACCCTTACCTGTAGATATTGCATTAATGTTAGTTGCCATTGTATCAAATGTTGCATCTGCTGCTGTCGTTACACCTTTTGTCGTGATGGCAGCAGCAACTTTAGTTTTCCCATCAACGACAGATGTCTTTAAACTTTGTAAACTACTCCATTCACCATTGTTATCTAGGAACTGTACATTTTTCTCGCCCAATATCCTAAGTGATGTGTCACCATCAACTAACATTTCCATACCTACTTGGTTGTTATCAGGACTAACCCTAGCACGTATGATTGAAGTTTTCCTGCCTGTACTCACACTCATACCAGTTAGTGAAAGTGTAGCATTCCCTTTATCAATGATTAAATCACCCGACATTGTACCACCCGATTTAGAAAGTTTCTCGTCATTCAATTGTTTAACTGCTTTTGCTGTAGCTGCTTTAGCTTCGTCATCTAGCGTTAAAGATGAACTAAAATATGTTGTAGGTATGGCATCCAACTGACGTTTTATTTCTACACCCATTGCAGCAGATAACGTTTTAGTAGGGTCATCAGTAGTTAAGTTATTAGCAATCTCCGCACCACCACTATTAATTAAATCTTGTACTGATTGTTCTAAGCGATCCATACCAATAGTAAGAGGGGTAATGCGTGTACCACTAATTGTATCCGTGTCACCAAACGGCATGTTCCTGAATATAGCAATTGATACGTTGTTATCTTCTTTTTTAACCATCGGGTTATCAGGAATACCCAGTATAAATGCAGGCGATGTACCTCTTATTGACCACGATACAGACGGTAGATAAACACCATTATGAAACACTATAATTGAATCTGTAACAGGGTCAAATGTATCTTGTGGTATATCCCATTCTTTTTGTTCAACTACAGTGGTATTTAATTTAAGTGTATTAACTTTAGTTACACCGCCACTTCCACCTGAACCACCTCCACCCTCAATCCATCCAGTGTCAGCAATATTAGTTGTGCCATCATGAGTGATAACACGTGTATAAGTAATGCCTGATGAGATTTTAACAACTTCAAGCAACTTCAACGTGTTAACGCCATTTTCATTTAGGTACACACTGCCGAAGTACGGTTCTTGCGTTGGAAGGAATGCAGTATTATCAGCAGTGACATAAAACTGACCACTAACCGCCATTTGAGAGTATTCAGTTTCTGTGATGTTTTTTAAGTCTGATGCCGCATAACCTGACTCTGCAAGTAAATCTTTTAGATTCTGAATGTGAGTATCTGTTTCGCCTTTTGTATATGCCCCAACATCTGTTGCATCTAGCGTTACTCCACCTGTTGCATCAGGACTTTTACCATTGACCTTCTGAACAGCATCTTGCTGAAGCTCTAACTCGACATTGCCATTTTCGTCAGGATACTTTCCATTTACCGAACTAACCGCCCCAGTACCATCAATACCTTTTTGAGCAAGACAAGACCAATCTTCCCCTTCTGTCGGTACAACTCCTTGATTCCCACGTACTGCTTGCCAAGTAGAGCCGTTGAATGTCACAATATTATTTTTTTCATACACAGTTGTATTATTCCATTGTCGCTTATTGCCCCAACCCTTTATTGCCTCTGACGCTTGATTAGCTGTATCGGTCGCTTCAACTGCATTGGCAATAGCAACTTCCGTAGCTTCAACTGCGTTCGTGACAGCAATATTTGCCGATTCAATTGTATTGGCAATAGCAATATCCGCTTCATTCAATTTTTCAGTCACCGTACTACTCAATTCTTCTTTAACAACATTAATATCTCGTACTGCTTGGTGAGCACTTTCTGTGGCTAAGTTAGATTCGTTAATAACTACATTGACATCTTCAATAGCTTGATCTATTTGATTTAATGATGAATTAACACTTTCGATAGCTCTTTCAGTTTCAATAACTGCCTCTTGAGCTTCCTCAGCAGCTCTTTGTGCTGCATCTACAGCACTTTGAACATCCGATGCAGCTTGATTAGCCTTATCAGCAGCACTATTGGCATTTGTGATTGCTTCATGCACTTCGTCTACATTCAAATAAACACCATCATATTTAGCTTTCAATTTCAAATAACTATATAAATTTCTGTGGTCAACAGGTACACCCACAACTCCATTTGCATCTACTGTAATAGTCCATAGTCGCATGTAGTTTTCAAATGGCTCTGTCTCACCAAACACATAACCCTTTTCGTCCAGAAAACCTACATAATAAGTTGTGTTGTACTTTGTGATACGAAACTCTTTTATAAAAGCTCTCCATAGTTGGTCATTCAATGAAACAATACTTTCATCCAGTAAAATTTTATAAACATCTACCGTATCAAACGTTAAATTTCCACCATAGATAACATAGTCGTCTAAGAAAAATCCAAAAGACTCCAAACGAACATCATTTAAATATCCGTTGTTTTGTTGGAACTCTAGCAATCTTTGAGCTGATTTACTTGTTGCAGCAGCTACCTTTGTCATCCTTCTCACCTACCTCCATAATCTTGTCTGTACAACCCTTTTCCGATTATTCGGGCGTAGCTTCCGTTTCGCTTCTTCTTGCAACGCATACATTTGCTGCTGTACTTGCACGCTTATATCCAGCAATTGCAATGACCGTGCCACCCGAAACGCTACACCATAAGTTAGAATCTCATGAAAGTCTTTCGGAAATTCTGGTTCTTCTTCTTGCATGTCCAGCCGCATATCTTGTGGTTCTGGTTTATACACGATAAACGCTTGCTTTTCTTGTACTGGCATAGGATAAAACCATATGTTATCGTCAATTATTGTCCAACATCTACCTTGTAAATCTTCAGTCATAGAAACATATTCATACTCTAAGTCATCAACTGTCACACTTGAAATCCGCTCCCTAGAGCAATTATTAGGGAGTGGGTATATGTCTACATTAGGCTGTTGAGCAAAGGCGTAGGATGTATCTGGAAAGCCGAAATCACGATACAATTGCCGTTGTGTTTCATTGAGCCAGCGCACTTTAATTTCATCGCTAATGCTGTTGGGAATCATTAAATTTACATCCAGCAAAATATCCTTCAACTTCATCTTCTCACCCCCTCCTATAGCCAAGCATCTTTAGCAAACATGGATTTTGTTTCACTCGCCACAGCACGTAACCAGTTTTTATAATCTCGTTGCTTTTGTTTTTCATTGAGTTCTTCTTGTCTTTCAATACGTTCAAATATCTTTCGTCCGTGTACTTTAATGTCATTATCGTAAACGTGATGTAGCGTTCTAATGTCTAATTCTTTATATGGTATGGTTGTTTGGAATGTGTCTTTAGGAGAAGCAATCATAGGAGCATATTCAAGGCTATGGATTTCAAAAGCCTTTTTTCTTTTATTGAATACAATAAACATATCTTTGTCATATTCCTCAATACGTCCAGATATATTGAATACATCATTTTCAACAAGAATTAAATCATGATCCTTGAATAATACTGCCTGTATTTGATTTCTTTTTGTCTCTTTCATCTAGAAACACCTTCCCTTTGTCGTTTATGTACAAAATAAAAACGATTGAACATGTTAAGCTCAATCGTTTATCATTTCAGTTTCTTTTCTTTTTCTACGTTCCCTTGCTAAAGTCGCAACAGAAATATTAGTTAATGCTTCAACTTCTTTGTAGCTATTGGTTTCCAGAAGCTTTAACGCATGGTCAAGCTGCTTCTTTGTAAATTTCTTAGGTCTACCCTCTTTAAAATCTTCTCGCTGTTTAGCAATTGCCTTACCTTCTTGCGTTCGCTCTATGATAAGATTCCGCTCCATTTCAGCAACCGCTAAAAGCGTAGTAAGGAAGAAACGACCCATTGTTGTGTTCTCTAGCAGCCCTACATTCAGCACGTGTACTTTCACGTTCTTTGCAAATAATTTCTCAATTACCTCAATACCTTCACGTGTATTACGTGCTAATCGGTCTAGCTTTGTTACAACTAACGTGTCACCTTCGTTTAACTGTGATAACAAATCATTGAAAATGGGACGTTCTGTAGTCGTACCAGTAAATTTCTCCGTTAAGATTTCTTCGCAACCTTCTTGCTGTAAAGCTTGTATTTGCGCCTCTAAATCTTGGTTAACAGTAGATACCCGCCCATAACCATATTTGGTCATATTAACTCCCTCCACTTATGATAATAAGTTATGATAATATTTATAACCCTATCTTATCAAGTTGGAAGTACATTGTCAAAACTATTGATTTATGACAATGATAATATGTAAAAAGAGAAGGTTTCCCCTCTCCTTTTTAAAATTATGCTTCTGTAATACCACTCATTTTAAATGAACCAGCAGGCTTGTTCATACCCAAATCCATGTAGCGTGCTAGGATTGCTGACCAAACTGGTTTATTTGGTACACGTGATAAAATTGCACCATCTTCATCTAACCAATTCCAATCCATAATGTGATACAGCTTAAATGTATCCATATCTAAACCGTAAAGAATACCTTCAGGAGCATATTTACTAACTGTCATTGGTTTATCATTATAAAGCAATACATCATAGCCGCCTTTTAACTTCATCGTGTCTGTAGTACGTTTAGTAGCTAATAACAACTCTTGATATGCACGACGCACACCATACGTCGTTGCCATCAAGTTAACTTTACCACCAGCTCGACGATCCGCTTCATCAATCGCTTCTTGAATTTTCACTTCACTAATAGTACCTACGTTATTAACAACAGTTGGATTAAACCATTTATTTTTAGTTCTGTCGATACCATACAACGTGTTATCAGGAGTAAAGATAGCATCTAACCCCGTTAACTCTAATCCAAAGTTTCCAGCACGAGTAACAATATCTGTATTACCCGTTGTTACTGGCGCACCTGTGATTGTAATAGTATTATTCGCATCGTCAACCACTGTGATTTCACGATTATCTGCCAACACAACACCCGTAGTAGCCGTTACAATGTCAACAATTTGTCCCTCCGCAAAAAACCTAGTATCGTCAACCTCTATTTCATTAGAAGCCGTATTTACACCACACGTAGCCATTTTCCCTGTACTATCACCAAATAGCTGACGTTCTATGTCATCCTTCGCATCAGTTAACGCATCTTCTAAGTCTGCCTCTAATAAAGAAATGAAAGCCCCATCACCTCTGGACGCTCGCATTGTTTTATCAGAAATTTGAATGTGCCCAAATATATTCTTTGTTTCCCATTTGGCTTGTTTTGTTTGGCGTGAACGTGGAGTTGGCAAATCCCCATCATCTGTACGGTTACCAATGCCACCATGGCGACCATATCTAAGAGCCATTCGAATTTCTGAACCCACAACAGATTTTTGGTCACGATCCATAACTGCTAGAATCGGGTTTGCGTTATTTAGTTGGTATTGAAGTCCCGGTAGGTAATAAAGTTTTAATGCTTCTTGCGCTTGTTTCATGTTTGTCATATTCCTTCACCTCTTATAATTATTCCATTCCAAAGTGTTTTCTAGCCGCTTTTGACCCCTCAGCTATTGTGCGTGGACGATGTTCTCCTAAACTAGTAGGAGTTTGAGATACCTGTTGCGCCATAACTAATGGGGGTTGAGTTTGTAACTTTGTTTGTTGATAGGTTTGTAATACCATATTACGAATTTGTTCATTTTGAATGATTTGTTGTTGGAAGCTTGCATCATTCAAAAGTTGTTCTGGTTGCGGAGATGGTTGGGCTGCACGTCCTTTAGCCATAAAATACAGATTATCAATTGCATTAGGCAACTCTGCTAGTTGTGGATTTTCTTGCAATAATGTCTGCATAGTATCTGTGTAATCATCAAAATCTTGATAACGTGCTTTTGCATCTGTTACTTGTTGGTTAATTTCACGTTCCTGTTGTATTGGCCCAACTACTTCATTTACACGTTGCTGAACAAGTGCCTCAATCCGTTGACGTTCCATTTCTTGGACTTCAGGCTGTTCGTTCCACCATTTATCCGCTTCAAATTTATTTTCATACATACGTTCCTGATATTCTTCATGAAGTTGTTGCATACGTGTTGGATCAATCGTTTGTTGTTGCGGGACTTGTTGTTGCTCTATTGGCTGTTGCTGTTGCATCAATGTCTGATATTGCTCCAATAACTGACGAGCTTGTTCTAATTCTTGCGATTGCGCTTGGAGGTTTTGATTTAATTGAGTGTAGTCTTGGTACAACTCTCTTACATCGTCACCATACACTTTCACTTCACGCTCACCAAACTTTAATACTTCATCCTGTGGTTGCTGTTGCTGTTGTTGTATTTGTTGCTGTTGTTCACCCCCTTGCAATGTAGGAGTTTCAGGAGATTGAATATCACTAACCAAAGGATTAGGTTGCTCTGTAAAACGTGAAAATGTGCTGTTATTATCATCAGCAAAAGGATGTGGCTCTTGCGGTGTTGGTTCTGCCGCAAACGGATGTCCATCCCCATCAGCAAAATACTGTAAATCCAATGTCATATACGTTTCAAACGGTTGTTTCATCCAATTCCATTTCATTTTTCTTTACCTCCATTAATTGGTTGAGCCTGCTGTTGCATGGCTATCTGTTGTTGTAACTGTTGCATTTGTCGCATCATGATACGTTGTTCGTGCATAGCAATATGTTCTCTTACCATTTGGTCAATCTCTAAGCCCTGCGGTGAATTTAATAAATCTTCATATTCCGCACTCATCCTTAAACGATTATGCATTTCGATGTGTAGCGCATCGTCGTCATAGTCATTTAGCAAGGCTGGTTGAGCCTGCTTAAATCTCATGTTTTCACGCTTCGCTTTTTGCTCCTGCAAGCGGTGCACTTCCAACATGCTACCTTCCCAGTTCCCAAATTCGAGCATTTCAAGTATTTTCTCTCTGGCTTCGTTGCTTATAGGGGACGCTTCCTCCTTGTTAAACAAACCTCCACCAAGCATGTCAAACACCATTTGTCTACGTTGAGCTGGTGTTTCGGCAAGCGCTGAACTATTTTCAATAATTACGTCATCGGATTTTAATTGCGAAACGGTCCAATCGGACACTTCCACATCCTTATCACGTCCCACTGTACGTAAAACTCGTGGTTCTTGAACAAATTGACGGTACAATCTCAACCACTGTTTGCCCATGAGTTTTACACACTGAGCTAAATTTGCGGCAGTATTGCTTATACGTGTATTATCCTGTTCATTGGCAATGGAAAGTGCCACACCTGACTTAACTCCACTTGGAGCTTGGGAATATCGAGAAAGCTCAGACACCCCCGAAATAGCTGTAAATTCGTTTAAAAGTGTCTGTATCTCATTTTCGAATGATGCTGGTAAGTTAGGGAATGATACAGGCTCTGGTTTTCCACTCGCTGGACGATAACGGATTATGTTGCCCGGACTATTATCTAACTCAACATCTTCATCCAACGCCCCTTCAGGCTCGTACCATTGCCCAATAGCGACAAGATTTAGATACTCAGCTTTTCGATTACGTAATGCGTTGTATCTACGCTGTATGGGTATAATTCTTTCAAGCACAGATGCACCCCAGAATTGACCAGGCTTTTTAATTGATCGTGCCAAAACAAATGGGAAATCCCGCTTCTCATCGTCACCTACCTTGTAAGGCAACTCGCTCAAAGACAACACTTTCTTGTTTGCAACCACAATAAAACGCCCGTTCGGATATTTCTTTGTTGGGCGTTCGTAGTATTCTTTTACAACTGCATGATTTTTTAATTGCATTGATTTCCCTCGGTATCCACCGACACTGTAACCAACGCCTCCCAATCCTGCTTGCATTTGTTGTAGCGACATAACATCGACTTTTTCAGGTTCTACTCGGACGCCCCATATTTCTTCTATGTCCCTTATGTCATATGCTTTAGCGTGTATGATGCTATGACAGGCTTGTAAAGAAGCAGCATAGTTATTGTCAGGAAAAAACTCGTATGGCGATACAATACAGACGTCCATATCTCCCTCTTTCAATTCAACTTCTTCATATTCACCTTCAAGCATTTCGCTTGCTTGTTCTGTATCTCCATTTGAAACCTTGTTTTCTTGCTGCTCTTTCGGCACTCTCATAATCATGACCGTTCGACCTTTATCTTTATTCCAAGCATTCTTAATGAGTGCTGTACCCGTTAGCTCTGTCCAAGCACATAAATCATCCCATATGACATCCATATTCCCGTCATACCACGTTGATTGCAATAAACTCGACGATACCCTCGCAGCCGAAATGTCGCCGTCCTCCTGTGAGGCTGGACGTACTTTAAGCATCGGGATTGTTCTTGATAATTGAGCCACACGCGTTTCATAAATAGTAGCCATCTGATTAAATACTTCTCTTTCCTGATACCAATATAGTTTCGGGATTTCCTGAATAGAAACAGATGTAGGGTCAATATCTAAAAACTGATTACCATTTAAAAATTCAGTATTGAGTCGCCACTGAAGCTCAAAAGGCAATCGTTCTGATTTACGACGCTCATATTCTTGTTGAACAAATTCTGCTATTTGGTCATCGTACTTGTCCTCATGACTTCTACCAACGTTTTTAATCCCTGTAACCATTTTTTTAATCGCACCTACTACCAATCATCACACCTCCCTATCTTCTCCATATAACCGTCGGTATGAAGTTTTAATTCGTTTTTGCAGTAAGTTAGTGCCTCGCTTTGGTTTGTTACTGTCCTCATCATCTCCACCGCTTTTTGTAATGTACGTATATTCGTGGAGATCACGAGCCATGAGTCGAGTGTATAAGTCCTTTCGTTCCCTGCTATGGATAATCGCTTGTAGCAAAATAACAAGTAACAGTACAATAATCACAATCGAGCTAATCATGTGCATCATCCCTCTGTTTTCTTATTCAAATTTTGAATATGATATTAGTTTTAGGTTTACATAATAATAGTTTCAGGAAGCTAGAATTTTTATAAACGCTGTTATATCAACGTTTCTATAACCTCCAATTTTATTGATTATGCATTATTTTATACATTGTTGATTTGTAGGGCTTCAGAAGCCTTACACAAAATTATTTCCCAATATTTCATGCATAAAATATTTGTATTTTTCCTACAGAAAAACATATCAGCCCAACACTTTTAAGATTGCGTCTTTGCGTACTTGGACAGTTGCGCCCTCTGTCTTAGTCGGTATATCTTGCAAGCCGTATTTTTCTACGACTTTATCTACTTCTGCATGTGTACGAGCATCAGCCACCGCTTCTGCTAATCCTTCTGTATTTACAGAAGGGCTTGTAGCATCATCCGCCATTTCAACCAACTCATCTTCAATTACTGAAGGGCTTGCAGCTTCCGTTTCGACTGGATATTGCGCTCGAATTGATTGCACTAACTCATCTATACACTTATCACACAACACATAGGATACATTTAACGGTGCATCAGGGCGACCAACGTATTTAGTTGCCCTTTCACCGCAAGCATACGTTGAACAGCGATTAATGTAACCTCTTTCGAATAGTTGTACTTGATTAACCTTCAAACCAATTCCTCCTTAAAACATAAAGCAGCACACTAAATCAATCGCTTAGTGTGCTGCTTACTTTTTTTAATTGCTTGTTTTTTAAGTTTACCTATTGTAGTTTCATTGCTTGGTGCAGTCTTAGACTTTATTGGTCTAGACATAAGCGAGTACCTTGTTTCATCTACCGCATGATCTTCTAATGAATCATCCAAATCTTCTACATTTTTTTCATCATAAATCATCATTGGAATGGTGCGTATTGTATCCGCACAATTTTCAAAGACGACAAACCAAGGCTCTCCATCTGGCGCATCTTTAAGATACTCCCTCAACCTTTGCCATCCAACGATACGAGAAATATCTGCCTTTTCTAGCGGTACACCATTTTGCGCAAAAGTTTCAGCAATCGACTCACCTTGCGCATTGTCATTACCTCGCTTCTGCCAGCAATCATGCCCCGCTACCGTATATCTAATTTTTTCACCTTGCGATAGTTCAACAACCTTTTTAGCTATATCAGACGCTAGCATTTCACGCACGTATAGTTGACGGTATTTGTAAACATGCCCTTCTTCATCTACTGCATACCAACCAATAGAACAATTATCATTAAAGCCCCAGTCCATTGCACGCCACTTACGCCAGTGGTCAGGTATTTCAAACGGCTTAATGACATGCTTTTCACGTATCCATTCCGTAAAGTATTGTCCTGAGAATATGTCCCAATCCCCATGCAAGAAAGCACGACGCTCATTTTCAGGCAAGTGCTCTAGCCGCTTTACGTAATTAGGGTCATTTGCCATTAAAACAACGTTGTCATATACCGATGCAGGAATAAACTGCATTTTTCCACCTGTAATTGGGTCAATTAAAATTTTTTCACCGTAGTTTGTTCCAAGGACAAAATCCTCTTTTACCCACGCATGACCACGACCACCAGGGTTACAAGTACCTCTAAAACGTGGCGGAAATCCTTTTGGTGAACGTAAACAAGATAAGAGTATTTGAATCCAAGCTTTATCAAACTTCGTTAACTCATCTACTCCTACAAAGTCCATTGAACGCCCTTGATACCTATCAGCATCTTTCTTACTACTTATAAAACGAAACATAACTTTCGTGCCATTATAAAGAGTAGCTATATGTTTTGACTCGTTGTACTTATACAGTTCGCTGGGCCATTTAGCTTTCATTTCACTGATTAGATTGGCTTCTAAGTCGTCATAAGTCTCACGGAATAGATATATCTTAGCCCCCGGATACTCGATACCATACGCTAATGCCTCCATGACAATAGCGCATGATTTACCGCCACCCTTTGCACCACCGTATACGAGCTGGTCGGCGTCAGACGCATGAAACAGGGCTTGTTTTTCGTTTGGTTCATAATCAATGGTTATGGTTTGCGTCATCCTTCATCACCCCTTCTCACCCTTTTTAGGAGGTCTAGGAATGTTAAACAATACATCCACTGGACCGCCACCAGCGCCCGTAAGTTCATTTTGCTGCTTATCTCGCCAATCGTCAGGCTTGCGGTTCTTTAACCAGAAAATTTGAGCAGTTACATCAGGTGCTACTTCTTTGGTTTTTTCCTCTACCAACACACTTTTAAATTTAGATACACTCATTTCAACAAGCTTTATTTCTTCTAACGTCGCTTCTGGGTGATCTAGTTTGTATTGATTAACAGCAATTTGTTTCCTTACATGGTGTTCTTCAGCCGCCATCTCCACTTGAGCAAATTTTCGCTCCAAATATTCGTAACCTAAAGCCCGCTTCAATAAGGAATTTTCTACCATTATGTCAACAACTTCTTTACCTCTTTTAAGGGTGTCCGATATGTCCGAATACTTCTTTTTCCACTCATTCAAAGTGGAACGACTAATTCCCATATTATGGGCAATCTGTTCGTCTGTTAAGCCATTCCTAGCCCAACCTTCTATCTTCAATAAACCTTCTTTTGTAAGCCATTCAGTGTATTTACCTCTGGTCTTAGCCTTATTCATTTTCCCAATGGCATCACCCTCTTTATGCTATTTGCTCTTTTTTATCTACCAAACAACAACGAGAGCAATCGAGACAGATGTTGGTGATACATCGTCCATCTCAATTACTCTCACATTATTTCTGATTTCCTGTTAATCCGCTTCTGAATTGATAAATATCCTTTTATTCCCAAAAGTAAGTACCGTACTGCAAGGAAAAGGGGGTAAGCCTCGCTCGACACTCACTTTTCAGGGCAAAATAAAAACATCCCGAAAGATGTTAATTTTACTTTTCTATCATATTAGTTTTTGTTTCAATTTCTAGTTTAATAAGTGCCTCGAGACCACCTAACCCACTAATTAGTCTTATGTCTGAATCGTATTCTATCTCTTTGGTAAAGTAAATCTTCTCCATGAAATAATCTACAGTGCCTTTAAATTTAATTAATCTCGAATACACCATTAAACTACCATGTCGTGCGTTATCATATAATTGTTTTGATGAAGAAAATTCTTTGTACACATATCTAATTATCGCATCATTATCTGCGTGATTTTCGTGAATCTCAAACAAAAGGTTTTCTCTTATTTGTTCAATTTCCCTTAACAAAGGAAATAAAAACATTATCTCTTCTTTTATTCTTTTTCTATTTTCTATAGATTGATTGTGTTCAATTGTTCTTGTTACCCCAATTAATGTAATTGCCCCTGATAAAGTCCCTCCTATTATTGTGCCTATAAACCCTACCACTGCAACTTCAATATCTTTATCTTTTATATACATAAAGTCTATCAATTTAAATGTAGCCAGCAATATAATAATTGCACCCAACCCTATTATAGTTAAGTCTTTCCAAGTTATATTCATACACTACCTCCCATTCAATAATAATCCGAGAGGCAATAAAATGGAACAATTTTCTACAAATTCTACTTTCAAAATCACACCAAACTCTGCACTATCAACTCGAAATGTTTTGGCTGTTTGATGCAGTTTTCAAAGCAAAAGAAAAGCCCTCGTATGAAGGCCTAATCTACTATTTCCCAATCCTCCGCTAACATTTCTATTTGTGACGCTAACCACCCTGGTTGCATTAAGTTGTTAGCTGTTTTCATACCAATACAATCCTTCATATGATAACCCTTAAACATGGCGTTACCAGATGGAATAAGTTTTAACCACATACCCTTACCATTCCAACCATTTCGAGCTACTTTTTTGCCGTCTTTTAAAGCTTCAATCGCTTGTCCAAAATTCATTCCAACTTCTACCGCTTCGCGAGAGCCTAAATCCGGACTGCCCATACGTACTCCTTCATCTTTACCACACAAAACAATTTCCTTAGCACTCATGAAGTCACGATTATTTATAATTAACACCGCACCTTCTGCACCTAAAAATTCAATGCTTATACCCGAGTTCATTACGTTTATAACATCTTCTACTTTCTTTTTAATCACCTGTCCATTTTCAACATATGTTACTTCATAATTCATTTCATTTACCTCCGCTTCTAATTTTAAACATAACAAAAAGCCTTACCGTGCTAGGGATAAGGCTTGTCTACTGCGGTAAAATATTCAATTGTCGAGTGCTCACTTTTTGCAACGATAGCCTGTGTTTAGGTGCATTTCCGTGCACTTTTAACAGTAGTAAGTTTTTCTTTAAAAAAGGCGTTTTCATAATTCACATGATAACCACCCCTTCCAGTTATAAAAATACTAATTTCCTCCGCTACCAGATATACACATTAGTCTTACACTATCATCATACATTGTTAATAATGAAAATAATATGAAGTGTTTTTGAAAAGACATATCAGAGTCGAAATCGTAAACCATCCACCCCAAAAATCAATACTGTCAAGTCCTCATAGGCTTTTTTAACATCATTATAAACAGTTCTTTCAGTTAAAAACTGAATTTCACCAATTTCTGCATGTGTTTTTTTAACAGGAGCAAGGTATAAATGATAGATGGTATCATACCGCCTCACTTCTTCATCTAATACCGCTTCTTCGCACATCTCTTTATAAACGTTTAACATCCGGTCAAGAAATTTAATTATGGCTAGTGTTCGTCTTTTAGAACGTTTTATTGCTTCTACAGCGAAATCATCCGTGTCTAGTTCATCAATAATGAGTTTGCGATCTAACTTCACAATGTCATTTTGTACGTCAGCAACAAGTTTTACGAAACTACGGTAATTACGTAATAACAGCTTTACGTTACGTAATCGACGGTCATGTCTTTGTTTTTCTTCTTTTTGTGCCTCTAATTTGTATTGTTCAATTGCTACTACTGCCGCAGCCCTAGAAATCACCTCAATATGCTCAGTTGTTAAAACTGTTGTCTTTTGTTCTGTCATAGTTTTACCTCCTATGAAGTGTTCAAATTTTCGACTTATCTTTCGTTTGCATATCAAGGTAACTACAACACATTCTTTTTTATGCTATAATTACCTTGTATAATTTGGCTGAGTAGTAGGTGTGTATCTGCTGCTCTTTTTTATGCCTTTCTTGTTTCTTCGTATTCCCTTTTTAGTTTCTCATCGTCCAATTTCTCATAGTATTCTGGTACTACTCGCCCGAATACTTTAAGGTAATCTATCATTTCTTTTCTCGTTGGATTTTCAGTTTCTATAACATTCTTCTCTTCCCTATTGATACTTGCCTCTGTACTAAATCCCTCAGGGTATCGTCTTTGTAATTTCGATATATTTGCTTCTGCAACTTCATCCAATGTCAATGCTGCTGTTCTCGACGCTAATGATTGATAATCGTTTAAGTTCATTGTTTTTCTCCCTTTTTATTACTTTTATTTTGCTTAGAACACCTACGAGCCTTGCTAATCTGCTCTAATTCCTTCCCTACGCTTCTTAACTGCTTATACACTTTGCAACCCCTGCATTTTTGGGATGGTTTATATGCTCTACGGTTGGGACATCCTTTGCATCCAAAATAAGAGATGTGGTCTTGCTGATTAATCAATTGCGCTCTACGGTTTCTTATTTCCTTACGTATTGCGTTCACTCATCATTCCTCCTGACTTTGTTTACGTTTTATAAACAAAAGATAACACCGCAGTGTTTTAACTCGTAAACAACTTGCTCCCTTCCTCATATTGAATTACTTTTGTAATGATGCAGCTTGCTAAGTTCGGGTAATCTGATTTGAATTTTTCAATTGCTTCCTTTTCGTTTAACGCTGTAACAAAACCACACATACTTATTTTTGGATAATCTTTGAAATGAAATGTTAATTGCCACCCCATAAATATTCTCCTTCCTGTACAATGTCTTTCTAATTCGAAGTGATTTTACATTGCTTACACTTTTCATTCATACTCATATTTCTTAACTCTCCTTCCTTACTATTTATAAAATAAATGCAATAGAGTATATTTTTTATAAAGGAGTACACTCCTTTGCTTTATGATGAGTCCTTGGGAGTTCTTTGTGCGAGAATACTCTCCTAAGGGCTTTATTTAGTAAAAATATTGCAAATATCAGCTGAGGAACATATAAAAATTTGATATGTTCCTCATTGTGTTTAATAAACAGCTTCCCATCTACCCTGTTCGCTTTTGCGTATTTCAACAGCATTATTATTTTCATCTGCTAAAAATAATTGCTGTAATTGCTTTGCTTGGTCATCAGTTAAATCGCGTTCTATTACATATGTGTGTAAGTTTTTATTATCATCTAACCGTTCCATTGCTATTAGTCCTTCGACAATTTGTTCTTTCGCACGTTCTAAGTTGTTGAATGGCTCAATGACTTCAACAAATGCTTTCGGAATATGCCATGAAGCACTCGGCTCATATTCGCCATTTGCCCATTTTGATAAAAATTCCTCGCGTGCATCATGATATGTGCCAAACATCTCATCTTGTTCTATTTGATAGACAAAATCACGAATGGCATCGTCGTTTTCATCATTCCACGTATGAATTGACCATGAATCTGATGCATAACCAAAACATAGACCTAGAAATTCATTACCATGTAAATTATGATAAGCTTTCAGCAACGCTTCTAATTCTTCATTAGCTGGCGGCATTGTCGTATACATATCTCGGATTGTTTCAACTGTCATTTGTGCTGTATTGAATTTTAGCTGGTACAATTGTAATTCTCGCTGTTCCATTTATATCTCCCCTTTATTCTGTAAAATTGGCACTACACTCAATAGTTACCTTCCAATTCAACATGTAACCCATCCGCTTCTAAAAATTCCGCTAATATTTCAAAATCATCACTTGCTGCAACCATATCCCAAGCAAGACCTTCATAACCGTATTCTTCTTGTAGAGTCTTTACCGCCTGTCGGAATCTAGTAAAATCATATTCACCGTGATTTATTGATAAAGTTTGCGACATTCATTTCATCCTTCCTATGCAATATTCCTTCTGAAAAGATTAAGAACGATTCCTAGCACGCATTTCTGCACGTCGTTCTTTATGCTCCTCCCAGTAGCCTTCACGGTAAGATTCTTTCATGCGATATTTTAGTTTTTTATCTTCTGTGAAAATTTCTAGCCAATCTTCATTCCATTTGGCTCTTAATGTAGCCATTGTGGACGGTTTAGGATTAGCGTAATGAGTTTGTACGTTATCCAACAGCTCATCAATAGTCATTCCTGTACGGTGAAAATATAAGCATTCTTTTATTTTTTCAATTGTGAGCTTATACTCTGTTATTGTTTCCCCACCCTTAGAACCACCGATATTCACCAAATGAATTTCATCGTTGATACGATCTGCAATATGAAAATATTCGGATGGTCGCTGCCTCTTTCCCCAATGAACTATTCTTACACCATTTATTTCTGCTAAGGTTTTTCGATTGGCTGTATAATACATTAACCCGATACCTAATCCCTTGATCCAATCTAAGATAAATTTGCGATGATGTTGATTTTTCGGCTCTGGTACAAGAATAAATACATAATCAACTAGACCCTTGCGACTTATTGCTTGCTCAATCACTTTGAAATTGAGCGATGTTTTCATCTCTACACCTACATAAACATTTCCATGTTTGCCTACCACATCAATATCACTGACCTCAGCATATACTTGCTGGCAACCCATTTTTTGATACAAGAACTCTCTTAACGGTTCAAATAAATCTGATTCTTTCACGGTATCACCTCTGCATATTTTCTTTCTGTTACACTCATTTGAAATACGCTTCGTTTATTACATTTTGGGAGCTTTCCCTTCATCCAATTCTCCATATTCACTCTTCAAATCAAAATTAAAACGGTCACATATTGCTTTAATACCTTCTGCAATGAAATATTGTTTATTTGCAGAAACCTTTTGTTCGTTCGCTTTTTCAAGACAAGTGCATAAGACGTCGATAAAACTATCATTCTTATTTAAAACGTCTTCTTTAGTTCTAACTAACTCATCGTATTTATCTGCCTTCTCCATGATAGATTGGAAACTTCCGTAGTTAATTGTGACTGTAGCGTTTTTCATTTCCCTTCTCTCCTTTGTGAATTTCTGATATTTATCAGCTGAGTATCATATAAAAATCTGATAAATCAACCGTGGTAGTAATTTTCTTCTTCATCATTGAATAAGCCATTCGCCGCTTTCCAAGCTGTTATTTCATCATGCTCAATTAGTTTTTGTTCTTCTCTGTAGAAAGCTGCATCACGTGCATTTTCAATTAATGGTATAAATTCACCGTGATAATCCATCTCTATAAGATCAGCCCCATAACCCTTATACGGATTCTCTGCACCTGTCAATTCTGTTAAAAATGCGAATTCGTCATAACTTATTGCCACACGGTTGAAATGTCTACCGCATACCGATGTACTTGTTATCATTGCATTTTGATGTATTGCTTCAATGTTCATTTTTCACACTCCTTTTCAGTGCTTAATAAGTCATTAAAAAGATTTAGAGCCATACCGCTCAATTCAACAGCCATATCACTTACTTTCCCAGAAGAACTAATCAAATAATCTAATTCTTGCATAGCACCTCTTTTGCTATCTAAATCTTTGAAATTACCTTCTCTAATATTCATTAAGAGAAAAGCCATCTGCATATCAGTGTTGTCTAATTGCTTTTTCAATTCGTCCCTTTTAATCAACATATAAGTATAAGCTTCATACTCAGATTTAAAATTCATTTAACTGCCCTCCTGAACAGAATCTTTCTAGTTTTCCTTTTCGCATTTTTTACATTTATAAATAGGAGCTTCATATCCATCAGCTAACCCCCGATATTCGCCTCGTTCTATTAATTGTCCACCACATTCTTTACAGCTTTTAGTAACTGTCATACGTTCTACAAACACTGTAAATTCACTATGCGTTCCACTTGTAGAAAAACGATATTCTGGATAGTTTTTTCTTAATTTGTCCAACGCTTCTAATGCTACATTTTGAGCTAAGATGGTCATATCTCCCTGTTTCATTACCTTCATCCCTCCTGAACAATATCTTTCAATAAAGCACGACTTTTAATTTTCCTTCTTTCGCCATTTTGTGTTGATTCGCCATAAATTTCATAACCGCTTCTTGTTCTGATTTGGCTGGCTCAATCAATTTCACTTCGGCAAAGTAATTCATTGCGCCCCTATAACAACGTAGCACTTGATAAACACCCCACTGCCCAACTACATTATCAACAACACGTAGTTGCTGTTCTTCAGGCGCTAAGGCTATTTTTATCCCTAGCGCCTTTTCAACTTGGCGTACCTGTTCAAATTGCTCCTTTGATACGACAATCTTCACGTACACTCATCCTCCCAAACTCTTTCGTAGTCTCTGAATAATTCACCAAATGTAATTTTTCTTTTCTTCCGCAGACTATCCAGACATTTTTCATAAACGAGGCAGCCGTCAAAATCTTGATACCAAACACGTATTAATTCCTCAGTTATTTCGTGTTTAAAAAGACAGTTAAATACTTTCCTTACCTCGATTTTCTCGCCCTTAAAGACTAAAAAAGGATTATCCATAACACTTCCTCCTGAATATATAACTTACAGGTAATCCGATATTTGCCTTGTCTCACCAATCAAAATGAAATTGGACAATATGAAGCCATCAATCTCTTTTCTTGTAATTCCTTCAAAACTATCTTTGTCATTAAAAATAGACATTTCACTGAATGCGTTAAATAAGTGAGGGTATTGCGCTTCTATAACTGCGGTAATGGTTGCCCAATGCCCTGCAAAGCTACAAGGATAAAATTTCTTATCCTGTTCATCGAACACACCTTTCCCTGCATATCCTTTTTTGATGAAGTGATTTTCTAAGTCTTTAAAACGTTGTAATCCACAAACAATTTCGTATATGGAATTAAAATCATGTTCAGTGTCTTTAAATGTTATTTCTTCATAACCTTCTTTTTTTACAAAGACATGTAGAATGGATTCTAATTCTTCATCTTCCATCGCTCTTAGAAATTCAAAGATAGCAAATCTATGAGCTTTTGATTTACGCTTACCTTCCTCAGAATCAAAAAACTTCTCAATATGGATGTCCATAAGCAACTTAGTTAATACAAGAGGCTCATAATGAAAGTGCATTTGGTGAACAATCGTTTCTCCTGTAGTTTCCATTTATTTTCAGCCCCTTCCGCTTCTTTTGAAAATTCCGACAACATTAATAGCATTACTGATTAAATACAACCTTTTTTCTAGAGGCATCGACAAGAACCATTTTTTAAATTTCAATCCTCACGCCTCCGCCCTTTTATTGAATTTCATTGGGAATGGCAGCCCTTCATCAGGAGAAAATTTAATCCCGTTCACAGCTTCTGATCTCTTAGCATCTTTAATACACCCACGGTAAAGACCGCCACCAGCAAACCATAAATCTTTCATAATCATTTTGTTGCATTTCTCATGCAAATGAAATTGTGTACGCTGCTCATCTTCCTTGGCATTAACGTAAACCGCACTTTTACCTTTTTCTATCTCATTTTCACAGCCAAAACACGTATGAGCTTTTCGAGTTACGACTATACGCTTGTTTATAACCTCTAACATTATTTAGCCCCACCCTTTTTATTTTTTGTATTTGCTTTACGTCTGGATACATTGTGCGGCAACCCATACTCCTTCCGTATTTCTTCACGAGTCATTCCATGTTCCATACGACAATGAGCTTCAGTAATAACAATGCCTATGTGGTTGCAATCCTTCACTGGACACTTGATATAACATCCTTGTTTAGCGCTCCAATATTCAGCCATTATGAATCAACCCCTACCGCTTCTAAATAATGAACTGTATATATCCCTGATCTGATTCGAGGGCAATGATCTCGGAAGAATCGAAGTGATATGGACTTTGATTCACCTTGTTCCGCAGCAACCCAAGCAGTTTCTAATTGCTCAAATTTAAGTAGATAAATTTCAGGTTCGTTTTTCCCTTCTAGCCAGAAGCAAATTAATAAAAATGATTTACCACCGTTAAAATGCCAAGAACGTAATTGCTCATATTGCTTTTTAGTTAAGTTTTTCAAAGGGAAATTAGTGCCACGACGGATTTCCTTCGCATCAAATATGATGGCTTGCCCTTTGTACACACCGCTATAATCCACCCATGACGCACTACCAAATTTACCCTCAACATTATTTCCTTCTGCCTCAACAATCCTCACTGGCGTTGGCACTTTACGGACGTCAGCAAAGTTGTTATTACGATATTGATTGTTTGTCCCGTCAATTAAATTTTCGAACACTTTTCCTCTGTTCGCATGGCTACGTGAATAAGATTGCTTTTGTTTTCTCATTGCGCCTCAACCCCTCACTTGATTTTCTATATTTATTTATTCATTAATTTTTCATTGATAAATTCATAGCATTTTTGAATTTTATAAACGTTAAAAACTTCTTCAAATTCCGCTTCTTTAGCTACGACATAGAATTTTTCATTGCGACTTACACGTATATCCCCAAATTGCAATGTGCCATCAATTTGTAACGCCTCTAATTGCCTATAAACATAGTCGTTACGTTGAATATTTGTATCGCATTCAAACATGCTTAATTGCACAATTGACATAGCATAACGCTCCTTACAAGACCAATTGAATGCGGTCCAATAAATGAACCGCATTTTGTTATCTAATTTTTTTAATGCTCATGATGACATAATCCTCTGGAATGCCATCATCGCCACCTTCCTGAAGATAAGTGACTCTTACCTCAACAAAACTACCTGTGTACACTTGATTGTCAAAGTCAAATTCATTTATTTTCAATTTGTCTCCCACTCGAAAACTTTGATTATTAAAGCCATACATATAAGTTTTTAATCCTGCTTTTATGGCTTCAAATTGTTGGGAATAGCTGTCTAATTCATGAGTCATCGGTTTTTCCTTTTGCTCCAACTCAACGACTTCTTGCTGCATCTCTTTTGCAATAGCTGGCGTTAAAGGTTTACCTTCTTTAAATTCCTTAACCGCTTCTTGTTGCTGTTCTTCTGGCAGTCTCGATGTTTCATATGCTGTGGTAAAATTAATTTTTTCATTGCTAAATTCTTCCTTCAGTTCAGGAATTAACTTATTGTTAATACTGTCCATTCGAGCAATTTGCGTAGGGGAAACGTTCATAAGTTGTGCAATGATGTCTCGCTTTCTTCCAGAGAACGGAACACCGCTTTTCTTCAGTTCAGTTAGCAATTCTTTCAGTCTGGCAGCTTGATATGTTTTCTCGTAATCTGTTAATTCACGAGCTGTAGAATTTGCCATAATTAATTGCAATTCAGCTTGTATGTCGTCTACAGATTTTTGTATTTTGCAAGGTATACGTTTAAATTCCTCGTTACCTTCCTCATAAAGCTCTTGCATGGCTTTAAAACGTCTATGACCACTTATAATCTCGTAACCACCATCAACCTCACGCACCACTAAATTTTGTTGTAGACCATGAAGTTCAATGCTAGCTTTAAGCTCCGTTACGTCCTTTACTACGTACTTATTCATTTCTGACGGAAACAGCTTTTCTATTGGAATATGGTCAACCTTAAACGCTACACTTTGCTTCTGTGATTCCTTGCTCATTAGTTGTGATAGATTGAATTTCGACATTTGCGCACTCCTTTCTTAAAAGATGTAACATGTGTCCGAATGTGTCACATATCTAAGTATTCATTCACCAGGGCTACATAATCTAAGCAAGCTGTTGACCGCTTCGCATACTCTAACAACGGCTTTCCAGCAAAGGTCATTTCATCAACCTTTACCGTTTTTCTAATACGTGTTGCAAAAATTGGATAACCCTGTTGCTCTAACAATGCTGTCCCTTGCTCGTTAACACTGCTCCGCTGATACATTGTGACAAAGCACCCCTTGAAACAGATGCCACTATTAAACTCGCTTACTTCGTCAATCTGTTCTAAGATTTCATTTAATCCATCGAAGCTAAATTGATCTATTTTGATTGGTGCTAGTACATCGTCAGTAGCTACTAATGCATTGACAACCGTTAAATTGAGGTCGGGAGCATTATCAATGATGCAATAATCGTATTGATCTCTTACTTTTTTCAATTTCTTACGTAGCCTAGTTTGCTGCGGACGGACTGAATCCATTAAGATTTCCTTATTTGCACGTAACAAATTCATGTTAGCCGTAATTATGTCTAGACCTTCATAAGCTGTTTGCAAAATGACATTATCCACATCTACTTTTTTATCTGTTAATAACTCTGCAAGTCCTATGCCGTATGGGTCATACAGCCCGAAAAATTTTGACGTGTTGCCCTGTTTGTCATTGTCGATTAGTAAGACACGCTTACCATGCACCGCTACTAATGTATAAGCTATATTGATAGCCGAAACTGTTTTAGCTACTCCACCCTTTAGGTTGATAATGCTGATTATTTTCATATATCTAGTCTCCTTTTTGTTGTTACTGGGTTATCAATCCGTATCATCTCCACATATATATAGACACCCGAAGTAAAAGGACTATATTTAACTTTGATTTCATTGAACTGATAGCCTGGATACATTTTTTCAAATGTTTCATGAGCAGTATTTTGATTTAGTGCAATACGTTCCGCACGTTTTCTTGTTACTTTGTTGTTTGCTATTGTGATAATTGGTTGTTTCAAATTACGAGAAGGTGTATAACGTTTTGTGCTGTCTTTGCGCTGTTGCTTCATCATGTATTGAGCAATCCCTTTTAATCCACTTTCATTCGGTTGCAACTGTCGTGAATTAGCCCGTCCTCTAGCCCATAATTCCTCTGCTATAGTGCGGTCGCTGAAATTCATTATGATGTGGGCATGTACCCTTACCTTTTTTCCTTCCGTATCAGCAAACTCTATAACATAGATGTATTTAAGCTCTCCTAATCTCATCTTTTGCATATAACGCTTGATACGACGTATATAATTTGTTACATCTTTTTTTGCTTGCTCGTAACTTTCAGGCAAATTAAAATTGTCATACGTAAGATGCAAAAAAATATCTTCAGGAGTGAAGTTTCTATTCACTAATCTCACAAAGTGCTTTACAGCATTTTTCAAATTCAAATTCTTTTGTGCCATGCTACTTCTGCCATCTTGCTTCTTTTTTCCACGCTCCCACTTACCCATATCCAAACGAATAGGATAGATTTCACATTCAAGTATATTTCCGCTCTTAATTGTCTTTCTTCGACATTTAACTATTTGCTTGTCACGTAAGTTTTCTATGCGATCTTCAATTGTATCTTCATCTACCGTGAATATTTCTTCATAATCTTCTATGTCGATTCTTTTATTAAGCGCATTAAACGGAGCACCCTTCATATGCCTCTATCCCCCAGTCAATCCTTTATAGCCCCTAGTATGTTTGTTAGAGTCACTCCACTTTTTTCACTTCATGGTCGTAAACTTAATACTCCATACAAGGACGTTAATTGACTGTTTTATATGTGCGTGGTATGCTTTTCACATACACTTTTCATCAGTCAATTAACGTGTTGCGCTGTCGTGGGCGCGTCAATTTTTACCAAGTTGCTAATCGTTCCAGCGTTTAGCAACTTTTTTTATTTTGTCGGTGCTGGCACTTTTTTGATGTGCCCCTTTTCTCTATTTTTGATTTGCCAATACTGCTTGTCCGCAGACACAAACAGCCAGTTATTACAATTGAGCCGAATACTGCTGAGATACATTTTTTCCTCACGAGTGAATTTTCGTGGACGTTTTATTCTCATAACAATGCTCCTTCCATTATTCTTTTGATGGTTGATAACTTGTCCCATCAAGCAGCCTATAAATGTTTAGTGCATTTTTTATTGCACCTAAAGGGGAAATTTATAGATTTATAGACTGCTTGACGGAAGCGAGTGGACACTCGCACCGTTTCTTGATATACTGTTTCCATTGACTAAACCAAGATGTATTATTTAAGCTGCTTGATCGCTCCAACGATTGAGCAGTTTTTTATTTGATACATACCTCAAACAATTAATACGTTGTTTCACCGTCATATTTCTCCATGCTCTAATTTTGATTCGCATTGGATTTCACCACTTTCGCAGACCAACCTTGCTCACTTAAACTACTAGCAATTTCATAGAATCTACTTCGACGCTGTTCTTTTATGTGATTTTCCAACCGCTCCATATAATCAACGCTTTTTTCTAAAGCTCCCAATCGCTCACGAACGGAATCAAAATCACCTTTACGTATTAATAATGCAATGGCATTCATGACATCCTCACAACATGCCTTTTGATTTGCAAGTTCCAACTCGGATTTCTTCATTTCACCAGCAACATTCTTATTCGAAAAATCCACGAATACCAAATTTTTCAGTCCTTTGTTGTATGCTTGTTGTAATTGATTGAGCATTTTCATTCCTCCAATGTTAAATAGATTTCGATGTTTACATCCCTTTAATATCTGATTGAAGTCTAGCTAATTGAAGTCTATAAGTATTCAAAACCATCTCACCTACATCAGATTCACAATATATAAAAATGCCCGAATCTTTTGTATTAGTGATTTCTAAATTTAAACTGTCAAAAACTTGTGTTGTTAAAGTAACCATCAGCCCACGCTTGCTCTGACGAATTGCAGATATGCCAAGAGCTTTAGCATCTTTATTTAACACTTCACGCAAATTGTGATACTCAGAAGTAGTACTAAAAAGATACATTTTCATTTCTAACTCAAATAGTGTTTTCATTGTTTGTTGACTCTCATTTACTTTATTGACAAATGCTTTAATTGCTTCAAGCGTCACTTCATTTGACATATTGGTTCACCTCCTTTTGAATGGTTTGACGTTGCTACCGTCATATCAGCTATAAGTTACGACTATACCTTCGTCGGTTAGGTATCACAACACTTCAAATATTTGGTATAATTCACCTAGAAAGTGAGGTGATATACAGTGATAAACGCATCTAGCATCTTTAAAGACTTGAATGACTACGATAAAACTCTAGTAAATACCGCTCTTGATTGGGCTATCAAGAATTGCCATTTATATTCTTGTAGCGAATCTGATGAAAGACGTACCAGAAGTAACACGACATTAGCTAAATTTAAATTCGAAGCCGAAAATTACACTTTCGAAAAAGATGAACTACTTGCACTAAATAGTGCCACCCATTTTTTTCACACCGAATTAATAACTTACAAGATTAGTGCTTATGATGATGAAGAAACCATTGACAAAATGCATGCTTCTTTTAAAAAAATAGGAAGAAAACTTGATGATTTTCTAGTGGGTGTTTAGACGCATTTCTGCTTCCTTTCTAGAAATCTGCATCATCAACTCTCTTGCTTTCTTTATGTGTGCGTTGCGTTTGTTTTCGTATTCCTGCTCACTCATTTCACCCAATGAGTGAGCTTTTCTATATTGCATGAATTGCTCATTCATTTCCTGCATCTCAGCCCGTTCTACTTTCCCTATTTCGTACATTTCTTTTAAAGTCATTCACTCTCACCACCTTCAAAATGGATTAACATTGCTACCGTCACATCAGCTATAAGTTACGACTATACCGTCACTGGCTTGGTATCACAGCGCATTCACTTGTTTGTAATAAGGTTCAACCCAACTTTTGTTGGTCTGATTCTGATTGATTATCTGCACCTTTTAGCCATTCATCTATTTTATCTAGGTTAAAAACTATAACCCGTTCACTAAAACGCATGTGCGGAATTTCCTTAGTCCGTATTAGCTTGTCTACGGTTGATTTCCCCATCGGACAATTAACACTTGCTAGGTATTCCACAATTGCTTTTACGCCTCTAACAGTTCTCATGCTCTCCGTTTCCATGCTCTTCCCTCCATCAATTGATGTGTTCATGCCTTGTCTATAGCACCAAAGAAATTAATAGTTACTATTGTTAAGGATTAAACTAAATTATTTCCTTCTACTACAGACTCGACATGCACTATTTATCCTCTGAAATTTAAAACAGCCATAAATTTTTTCTAAGCTGGCTCTTCTTGATTCCCTTTTGCAATGCGCAAACCCACCCGAATACCAGCTTGATACCCCTGAAGCAACATCATGAAAGCTTGTTTTTCTTGCTCAGTCATGTCCTCCAATTTGGTTGCTAAATTGTCGAAAACCGCTTCATCTTTGATGTCATAGATCACATTCATTTACCTCACTCCTTTCAAAAAAATTGCTAGCCTACCGTAATAACTGTTAAAGAACCAATATCTTCACTCATTTTCGTCCTATGAACACATAATAATACATATATTCGTCCTTAGTCAATATATTTCTCTTTTTAAAGTTGCCATAGGACGAAAATATATGTAAAATGCAATTAGAGGAGGTGAAGATTGGAAAATGAATACAACCATAGGTACACGAATTAAAATGTTAAGAAATGAACTAGGTTTATCTTTAGTCGCTTTTGGTGACAAAATAAAAATGACGAACAGTAATATTTCTAAAATGGAAAAGGACTTGCGGGTTGTAACAGATCGAACTATAACAATCATTTGTAATGAATTTAGCGTTTCTGAAAGATGGTTACGTACTGGCGAAGGCGAGATGTTTGTACAGGAGGAAACTTTCTCTTTAGATGAAAAGGCCAAAGAATATAACCTTTCAGAGTTGGAGATTGATATTATGAGAGGTTATATGGAGTTACCGCCCGAAACACGCAGTGAACTCATGGGGCTATTCAGTGGAATATTTAACAAGCATGCTGAAACTGCTTCTACAACTGTTGAAGATGAGATTGAGGCAGAAGTAGAAAGCTATCGTCGTGAATTGGAAGCTGAGAAAAAGGCGAGAACATCATCAGCTTCACAAGGGCAAAGAAAAGGCTTAATAGGATGAGAGGCGTGTAAAATTAGAGATGAATGATAGATTGTTCCATTTATTTAACCAGCTAACTCCGAACAACAAAGACTATGTACTTAACTTTCTTGAATCTTTAATAAAAAGCCAAGATAAATTCAAAGATTTTGATGCCACTTCTCCTAGTAAAACTATTACAGAAGAAGAGGAAATAAATAATTTGAAATTACTATTAGATTTAGATTGAAAATTTTGAATACTTAATTGTTGAGGAAAATAAATAATTTAGAGCAAACTCACTGGGTTTTGCTCTCTTTCTTTAAATATGAGGTTTAATATGAGGTGAATTAATATGTCTAGTTACGTTGAATTGCCTCCTAATAAAAAGGGAGAGCCAGGTATTAAAATAACTATTGAATTAGGGTATGACGAAACAACCGGGGAACGTATAAGGGATTATAAAACTGTTCGATTAAAAAGCTTATCTACTAGAGCTATTAAAAATGCTATTAAAGAAGCTGAAATTGAAGCCCGCGAAAATTTGAAAAAGAACAATAACATTGTTAAAGGGATGACAGTTGGGCGATTCATTAAAGAATTATGGGAAGATTTACATTTGAGTAAATTAGCCCCACGTACTCAGACAGAATATAAAAAGATCATCGATAAATCCATATATCCGTATTTTGAAAAGCACATTTTAGACAAAATAACACCACTTAACATCGAAAAATACTTCAAACACGAACTAGATGCAGGTAACAAAAATTTCAAAAACAAATATATTGTATTAAAAAGCATATTTTCATTTGCATTAAATATGAAATTAATCGGTGAAAATCCTACGGAAACGATACAGTTACCTCAAAATGAAAAAAAAGAGCGTGAATTAAAACACTATGATGAAAAAGATTTAGCGTTGCTACTCGAAAAATTGCACAATGCTAATCCAAAACATCGCTTAGCATTTAAATTAGCTTTTATGTTAGGTTTAAGACGCTCCGAAATTGCAGGACTAACGCACGATTCCATAGATTACGAGCATAACAAACTCTTTATTAACAAACAATTGCACTATAACGAAAAAAATAAAACATTTTCCTTTGGTCCACCCAAAAATAAAAAATCTCGCACAATTATCGTACCTGAATTGTTCATGTGTGAAATTAAAGAATATGCCATTCATCATAGATTACAAAAATTAGATAAGCAGAGAAAAAATGAATGGTGTCCTGCTATTACCGAAGATAAGACCGAAATGGACTTATTATATACTAACAATTTCGGTTACCCCGTACTCCCCAATTCGTTATCCAGAGCTTGGTCAAAGTTTGTTAAATTGAACGATTTGAAAGATATAAATTTGCATGGCCTGCGACACACCTTTGCATCTTATGCCATTGTAAAGGGAGTAAATTTCAAAACAATACAAGAGCAATTGGGACATTCACATGTTAATATGTCTATAGGCACTTATGGTCACCTGACTGATGAAGATAAAGCCAAAGATTTGAAGATATTTAACAAATTAATGTAG